AAAGCAACGAGAAAACGTTTGCTTACTACGACAAAGAGACAAAGACAAACGTGAGCGTTGAGCTTCCGTTTAAATTCTTAGTTCTCGACGAACTGCACACCGTGAAAGGTTGGAACGATGCAACCGAAAGCGGGATTTATTCTAACGAGGTAAAATATATCTCAAAAGATGAGTTAATCGTTAAGCCGTTCAAAGGCAACGAGATTGCTCGAGGTCTATACAAAGACATTAAAGAGAAAGCAAAGGCAGCAGGCGGTCACTACGTTAAAAGTATTTATATTATGCTCGAAGGTGGCGAGATTGCAAACATTCAACTCAAAGGGGCAGCCTGTCAAACGTGGGGCGATTTTACCGCTAAGAGTAAAAGCCGACTTGTTGACGAGTGGGTTTCGGTAGTTGGCTTTGACGAAGCTAAAAAAGGCAGCGTTAAATACACAACACCAGTATTCGGATATCTTTGCTCACTTGATGGAGCCGATGCCGACCTTGCCGACGAAGCGTTTAACACTTTGGAGGCTTATTTAAAAACTTACCTCACAAAATCGGAGCCAGTTATAGCCGAGATTGAGGTTGAGGTTGATGCAGACGATTTGGATTTTTGATTTTGATTTGGTTAAATAGTTGGAAAAGCGGTCTTCGGATCGCTTTTTTTATTTATACGAAAGTGCTTTAGGGCACATTAAAAGGCCCTACTTTATTATATAGAAATAATCACTTTTTAAAATAAATTTTTTTTTTGAAAAATTGGGTTTCAATGTGCCCTAAAGCACTTTGATATGTTAAAACGCTGAAAATCATATACTTTAGTACGGGGCACATTTATTTTTTTTATTTTGTATTTTTTATTAAAATAAATTCTATATTTGCTGAGTATTGTATTGGTGGATACGATATATTTGAAGACATTTTATTTAATCCTTTCGGGAGTAGTTGCCACCACAACGAAACCGAAGGGATTTATTTTTTAATTTATGAATGTAACTATTTACAAAAAAGCTACTGACGTTTCTAATGGTTTTACCAAAGACGTTTTCTTTTGTCTTGAAAGAATAAAGCAAGGCAAGAGTAAAGAGATGGTTGAGCAACTTCGCTCGATGCCAAAGGATGAGTATGACAAAAACAAATCCAAACTTCCTGGAGTATGTTTTAATGGTGTTTTTGAATATCGGTCTTTAACAGGTATCAAAGAGCATTCGGGATTGATTATTTTGGATTTTGACAAATTTAATTCCAATCATGATGCTATCAATTTCAGAGACTCGATTTCAGATGACGAGTTTATTTTTGCGACTTGGATTTCTCCAAGCGGTAAAGGTGTAAAAGCGTTGGTAAAAATCCCTGCATCAATTGAAAATCACAAAGAGTATTTTAAAGCTCTTAAAAATTACTTTAATCACTCAAATTGGGATGACTCGGGGAGTGATGTGAGCCGTTTTTGCTTTGAGTCTTACGATCCCGATTTGTATTTGAATAAAGAGTCAAAACTTTGGGACACAATTGAGGCACCTGATTTGGCTGATGTTGGAAGTTATGAGGTTTCAATTGCAGTTAAGTCAGACAATATCATTATAAATAACCTGTTAAAGTGGTTTGATAAAAAATTTCCTTTATCAAATGGGAATCGAAATAACAACGTTTATAAATTGGCCGCAGCTTTCAACGATTTTGGAATCAATAGGTCGGTTGCAGAACAAACTTTGTTCCAATTTGAGAGCCAAGATTTTGACCGCAAAGAAATAGCCACTATTTTAAATTCAGCCTATAAAAAAACGGCTAATTTTGGGACTAAATTCTTTGAGGATTTAACCGTAAAAGAAAAAATTGAGAAACAAATCCGAAGCGGTAAAAATCGCAAGGAGGTAATCGAGTCCAATTCTGAATTTGATAAAAAAGACGTTGAGAAATGCATTGATGAAATAAAGGAAGAAATAAGCGTCTCTGACTTTTGGGAATATAATGACAAGGGGCGCATTTCATTAAAGCCGCATAAATTCAAATTTTGGCTACAACAAAACAATTTTTATAAGTACTTCCCAACCAACACCAGTACTTTTACATTTATAAAAATTGAGCAAAATTTGGTTGAGGAGACAAGTGAGAAACGAATCAAAGATTTTGTATTGAATAATTTACTCTCCAGGGACGATATTGGTTTTACACCTTACGATTTTATGGCATCGTCAAATAAATACTTCCAAAGTGATTTTCTCGCTTTGCTTGAATCAACCGAAGTAAATATAAAAGAGGACACGCAAGAGGAGTGCTTTTTATACTTCAACAACTGCGTTGTGCGAGTGACTGACACCGATATATCAAAAATCGATTATATTGACTTAGATGGCTTTGTTTGGAAGCGTCAAATCATAAACCGAGAATATATTGAAAGCGACCACCATAGCTCGACGTTTAGAAAATTCCTTTGGCTAATTGCTGGGCAAGATGCTGAGAAATATAACTCATTCAAATCGGTAATCGGATACCTATTGCACTCGTTTAAAACCTCAGCGAACAATAAAGCGATTATTTTTAACGACGAGACTATCTCTGAAAATCCAAATGGAGGAAGTGGAAAGGGATTATTTTGGAACGCACTGGCTCAAATGAAAAAAGTAAGCTCGATTGATGGCAAAACGTTTGAATTTACAAAGTCATTTCCTTACCAAACCGTATCAACCGACACGCAAATACTTGTATTTGATGACGTTAAAAAGAACTTTAATTTTGAGAGCTTATTTTCTTTGATTACTGAAGGAATCACACTTGAGTACAAAGGTCAAGACGCTATTAAATTACCTGTTACAAAGAGTCCAAAAATACTAATCACAACCAATTACACCGTTGGAGGTGTTGGAGGATCATTTGAACGTCGAAAGTTTGAGGTTGAGATGAGCGACTACTTTAGTTTCAAGCACACTCCAGTTGATGAGTTCGGACATTTATTGTTTGACGATTGGGATGCTGAGGAGTGGTTGAAGTTTGACAATTTTATGATTAATTGCGTTCAATTTTACCTGCAAAATGGATTGACTAAGCACGACTTTAAAAACTTGGAAGTTCGCAAGTTTATCAAAAACACTTGCTTTGAGTTTTACGAATGGAGCAGGCCCGATCAAGATGGCAAAAATGAGAATATCGAGTTTAACGTTCGCTGCATTAAACAAAATTATTACGACAATTTTGTAAATGAATATCCCGATTTTAGAACATACAAGCTATCTCAGAAACGTTTTACACAATGGATTGAGCATTATTGCAAATTTTATGATTATAAATACTTAACAGGCAAATCAAACGGCGATCGATGGTTTGAAATTGTAAACGAAAATTCTAATACTGAAAGCGATGAAATCTACTTCTAAAATAATTGCGTGGTGGAGTGGTGGTATAACTTCAGCCGTTACCTGTAAATTATGCGTCGATTTGTACGGTATTGATAACGTTCGATTTGTTTTTATTGACACCAAAAACGAAGACGAAGATACCTATCGTTTTAAGATAGATTGTGAGAAATGGTATAATAAAGAGATTGAGACCATTACTGGTATTGGAGATAAATACAACTCAATTGAGGAGGTTTGGATTAAAAACAAATCCTTAAACGTGGCAAGTGGTGCCGTTTGCTCAAGCGAATTGAAGCGTCGAGTTCGTGAGAAGTGGCAAAAGGATAATGAATATACACATCAAGCGTTCGGATTTGAGCTTGATGAGGTTAAAAGAGCCAAGTCAATGACAATGAACAACCCAAATGTAAAGGCAATTTATCCACTTTTAATGTACGGTTTGCAAAAAAAGGACTGTATTGATATAGTTGAAGAGGCAGGAATTGAAATACCTAAAATGTATCAACTCGGTTTTAAAAATAATAACTGTTTTAATACAGGCTGCGTACAAGGTGGCATCGGTTATTGGCAAAAAATGAAAAGAGATTTCCCTTTAAAGTTTGATAAGATGGCAGAAATGGAGCATCGTTTAACCGATTTAAAAGGAACTCCAGTAACAATGCTAAAAGACCAATCCGAGACTGGTGGATTTGTGTTTTTAAAACCACATCCGAACTTTGATTTTATCAAGGACATTTCTAAAATGAAAGGCAGAGAACCCGAGCCGTTATTTGAGTGCAACGGATTTTGTGGAATCAATGACCTATCGGATCGCAAAGCAACTGAGAACGAAATCAATTTCCAAATATCACTATTCTAATGGAACTACGACCATACCAAAATAAAATCTCAGCTGAGGCGGTTGAGATTTTAAGAAATAAACACATCGTTTATTTGGCGATGGAGGTGCGAACTGGCAAGAGTTTGACCGCACTCAATACGGCGCAATTATTTGCAGCCAAGCGAGTGTTGTTTTTAACAAAAAAGAAAGCCATTTCGTCAATTCAATGGGACTACGACAACTTTGGATTTGACTTTGATTTAACAATCATAAACGACGAGAGTTTACATTTAGTCAATGGCGAGTTTGATTTAATCATACATGACGAACACCATCGCTTCGGTGCCTTTCCTAAACCGAACGCAACGGCTAAAGAGTTTAAAAAGCGATTTAGTAAGCTGCCGATGATATTCCTAAGCGGTACGCCAACGCCCGAGTCATACTCGCAGTGGTTTCATCAGTTTTGGGTAAGTGATCACTCGCCCTATAAAAACTATGCGAACTTTTATAAGTGGGCCGCTGAATACGTCGACATAAAAGAAAAACGCTTAGGGCATGGCGTTGTAAAGGACTACTCAAACGCAAAAGAGAATATCGTACGAAGATCCACACGGCCGTATATTATAACTTTCACACAAAAAGAGGCAGGCTTTACGACAAGCGTCAACGAAATGGTGCTGGAGTGCGAGATGCAGCCAATCACTTACGAGGTCATTCGTAGACTTAAAAAGGACCTAATTGTTCGCAACGGACAAGGGCAAATAATTTTAGGGGATACAGGCGTAAAGTTGATGCAGAAAGTACACCAGTTATCGAGTGGCACCTGTAAGTTTGAGGATGGCACCAGCAAAGTAATCGACGACTCAAAGGCCAGGTTTATAAAAGAGAAGTTTAAAGGCGAGAAAATCGCAATATTTTATAAATTTAAGGCCGAATGGGACGCGCTCCTTCAAGTATTTGGAGCCGATTACTTGACAAATTCAGTCGAGGAGTTTGACGCAACCGATAAAAACATCGCTTTGCAAATAGTCAGCGGCCGCGAGGGCGTCAGTTTAAAAAACGCAAAGTATTTGGTTTACTATAACATCGATTTTAGTGCAACGAGCTACTGGCAAAGCCGCGATCGCATGACCACAATGCAGCGACAAGAGAATGAGGTCTTTTGGATATTTGCGAAAGGTGGCATTGAATACGATATTTATAAGACCGTGCAACAAAAAAAAGATTACACACTAAAAATATTTAGACAAAATGAACGTACTATCTCTATTTGATGGGATGTCTTGCGGTCAGCAAGCTCTCGAAAGAGCAGGAATAAAAGTCGATAACTACTACGCAAGTGAGATTGACAAATACGCCATTCAAGTGACAATGGCAAACTACCCAAATACAATTCAACTTGGAAGCGTTGTCGATGTGAATGGCTACGACTTGCCAAAGATTGATTTATTAATTGGCGGATCGCCTTGTCAGTCGTTCTCATTTGCTGGCAAGCGCAAAGGAATGAGTACAAAAGATGAGCAAGAGATTTTAAATCTTGAGCATTACTTACAATTAAAATCGGAAGGCTATGAGTTTGAAGGGCAATCGTATTTATTTTGGGAGTATATGCGATTGATTTACGAGGTAAAGCCTAAATACTTTTTACTTGAGAATGTAATGATGGGGGAGAAGTGGGAGAAGGTTTTAAGCAAAGCTATTGGAGTCACTCCAATTATGATTAATAGTTCACTTGTCTCAGCTCAGAATCGCAAGCGATTATATTGGACAAATATCGGAATGGAATCCGCTGGGTTATTTGGTTACCCAGTCAGTATAATTGATCAGCCAAAAGACAAAGGGATATTGCTTAAAGATATAATCGAAAGCGAAGTTGATGAGAAATATTTTTTAAAACAAAACTTTAAAAACGAAAGGTTAAAAACTAACTTAATAAAGAATAAAAATGAGTTAAAAGATTTATGTTTATTAGACTCTTATAATCAAGCCATTTATTATGATAAATCAATTACAATTAATACTCGAGTAAATGCTTCAAGTAATTTTCATATTTATCAAACAAGAGAAACTAATGCAGTTAAGATAATTGCTAACGGATGTAAGGAGCAAGTTATTGGAAGAAAAGCTCAACCCGATGGAACGTATAAACGAAAATATGAAATTTCAAACGATGAAAAATCAAAAACTTTAGAAACAAATAAACATAAAAATAATGTTTCTATTGGTGTTAGAAAAGTTAATCAATTAAATACATCCTTAGAAAGTGGAGGAGTTCAGCCGTATCAACAAAATAGAGTTTATGATTCAAATGGTATAATGACCGCTTTAGATTTAGATAGTTCAAGAAAATCAGTTTATGTAGATTCACAAATCCGTAGACTTACACCGATTGAATGTGAGCGATTGCAGACAGTCAAGGATAACTACACAAATTGCGTCAGCGATACGCAAAGGTATCGAATGTTGGGTAATGGTTGGACTGTTGATGTAATTGCTCACATATTTGGTTATTTAAAATAAATTTGTATATTTGACCACCGCCAAGAGAAAACACACAACTAACAACACCCTTCTTTTGCACTTGGCGGTCAATTGAGGGGTATTTGTTTTTATACAATGACCGAGCAACAAATACAAACAAAGATTAAACGCAAATTGATTGAGCGCGGTTGGTATGTCACGAAATTGATTAAGACATCGACCAACGGCATACCCGACCTGCTGGCAATTAAATACGGCAAGGCGATGTTTATCGAAGTTAAACGCGAAGGCGGGAAGCTATCGCCAATTCAAGAGCTGCGCATTGAGGAACTAAAAGCCGCAGGAGCGATTGTAAAAATATGGACTGACTTTGAAACTGATTTTAAATAATATGACACCAAAACACTACGACAACCAGCAGCAATACGATGTCATCGACATCATTAAGGACTACGACCTCAATTTTAACGAGGGTAATGCAGTCAAGTACATTGTAAGGGCAAGACGCAAAGGCGCACACCTTGACGACCTACGCAAAGCGATGCACTACCTTGACCGCGAAATCATACACCACGAGACAAAACTTAAATTTAAATAATATGACGGCAGTTGAATGGTTAATAAATGAATTTGAATTATATTATAACGGAGAATCTGAACTTGTTTATTGTGAAATTATTGATCAAGCAAAAGAAATGGAGAAGCAGCAGATTATTGATGCTTATATTCAAGGTTCAATAAGTTTAACATCTAAAATAGAAGCAGAACAATACTACAACGAAAAATTTAAGCAATGAGAGCAGGCTCGAAAATATACAAAGGCCTTGAGGCGCCAATCAACGCACCGATACACATAAATAAGCAAGGTCGTGAGTTTTATATAAGTGGATTGTGTTACAATACCGCTTTTTGCCGTTATATAGATACAGGAGAAATAATTGAGATAAAAAGTAACTTAGTATCGAAATATTTAGTAGGTTTGTAGCGATATGGTAAAACCACACACGATTAGTACGCAGATGTGGCTTGAGCAAGAGGATGACACTCTTGGAATGGGCGGTAGCTTTGTCGAATTTCGGGTAATGGTTGACGCAATCAACGGCTATTGGATCGAGAACGAAAGCGAGATTTGCTTAGTCATTCAAGGAACTGTTTACTATGTCGAGAACAACGACGCTTTGCTCTTGTTTTTGTCGGAGTATTTTAACCCAATGCGGTTATGATACTGGAGGAGTTAGCCAAAAAAGATGCCCAATGGCGAAAGATGGCTTTCCAAATATGCAAAGACAAGGACTTGGCTGACGAGTTAGTACAGGAAATGTATCTTAAATTGTATCAAAATACCAATCTAATCAAAGATGGATATATTTATACAGTTTTAAGAAACTTATTCTATGACTATGCTAAGCAACAAAAGGATTTAATAGTCGATTTTAGTAATATCGAAATCTTAGACGATGGAGACTATATCGAGCCAATCGATTATAAGGCCCTTATAAAAGGCTTAACCTGGTATGAACGCACAATGTTTGAGCTATCAACTTTGGTCGGTCAACGTGAACTCAGCCGACAAACAGGCATACATATTCAAACAATCCATCGAATCAATAAGATGGTAAAATCAAAAATTTATGGCAAAAAGAAGGACTAAAAAAGAAATTCAAGGTCTTGGCGATGTAATCGCTAACATAACCAACTCAGTTGGTATTGAGCCTTGCGAGGAATGCAAAGAGCGTCAATTCTCAGCAAATAGAGCGACAAAAAAATTAATTAATTTATTTAACTTCAAAAGAGTTAAAAGCGAGATGTCAGCAGAAGACAAAGAATCGTTTAAAACATTCCTTGAGCCTAAAGGACAACGCGTAATCGATGGAAAACGTACTGAGTTAAACTTAGACGATGTGACCTATTTAAACGCCTTATATCTCAAATACTTTGGTTTAGACAATAGCAATTGCCCAACCTGCTCCAAAGTACATGAGCAAATTATAAAAGACCTCAACAAACTATCGAATTATGGAGGATAACCAATTCGGTCTATTGTGTGAATTTTTAGACAAATTAATCGACAACAAACCCGAAGACGTTACTCACAACGAGCTTTGGCTGGCACCCAACCTATTTGATATTTTAAAATTGAGAAATTACCGCGATTTTAAGATATTAACCGATAAAAATATACCAGTTAACCAAGTAATAATAGGACAATGGCTTACTCACAACAACAAATAGACGACACTTTTGACGAAATCTTAAGAGAAATCGAGCAAGGCAACTCACTTATATCAATTTTAAGACGTAAAGAGTTTCCAAGTACTGCAACGTTTTACCAGTGGTTGGAAGCAGACGAAGACAAAGCAAAAAGATACGTGCGCGCGTGCGAAATCCGAGCTGACGTGATATTTGAGGACATCATCGACATCGCTGATCACTCCGACGAGGATCACACACCTTTCACTGGAGCGAATGTGGTGCAACGTGACCGCTTAAAAATCGACGCCCGCAAATGGATCGTTGCAAAATTGCACCCAAAGAAATACTCCGACCGAGTATATCAAGACATCACAACGCACCAAGAGCAACCACTATTCCCCGATGTAATTACCGATACTAAATAAGAGCTTATGTTTATAAGAACTACCGTAATAAATAAGGTTCTCCAGTTAACCAAATTCACAAAGGGCGTGCAAGGTGGCACGTCCGCTCTATAGTCCCTCTTTATTAAATTAAAGGGGGACAAAAATAGTAGGAAAAACCTTTGGAATCCTTCCAATACTTATTGACTTATGCTGCAAGACCGAACTCCTCGAGATTTCGGTTGTAGCGGAGTCGATACCACACCTCAAAAGAGGGGCAATAAAAGACTTCAAAAAAATAATGGTGTTAACAGGTCGATGGAATCCGCAGCGATGGAACGCCACCGACTTCAAATACACATTTTCCAACAACTCAGCCATCGAATTTTTTAGCGCAGAGAACGACTCAAAATTGCGAGGTGCGAGGCGTGACTACCTCTACATGAACGAGGCCAATAATATGACCTTCCACGCGTACACCGAACTCGCCTCGCGTACAAAAAAAGGCGTCTATTTGGATTGGAATCCAGTCAACGAATTTTGGTTTCACACCGATTTAATGAACGACCACGACGTGGACTTCTTAATTGTGAACTACGAGGACAACGAGGCCTGTCCCGAATCGGCCTTAAATTTTATCCTCAAAGCAAAAGAGAAAGCCAAGACCTCAACTTTTTGGGCGAACTGGTATAACGTTTACGGCTTAGGTCAACTCGGCTCACTTGAGGGCGTTGTGTTCCCTAATTGGGAACAAATAGACACAATCCCACAAGAGGCAAAATTCTTAGGTTGTGGCCTCGATTTCGGGTACTCAAACGATCCAACGGCAATGATCGCCGTATACGAGTACAATGGTAAAATAATTGCCGACGAATTGATTTATTCGACCTCGCTTTTAAACTCGGACATTATTCGATTAATGAAACAGGACAAACGCCTCCCAATTTGGGCCGACTCAGCGGAGCCAAAGTCAATCGAGGAGATACGCCGAGCGGGTTTTAACATCAAGCCAGTTGTAAAAGGGGCCGACTCAATTAATTTCGGAATCTCGGTATTGCAGGAACGTAACTTATTAGTTACTAAGCAAAGCACCAACCTAATAAAAGAGCTGCGTAACTACTCTTGGGATACGGACAAAACAGGCAAGCGACTCAACCGCCCGATTGACGATTACAATCATGCGATTGACGCCCTTCGCTATTTTGCAATGATGGGCCTATCGATAAGAAAATCGAGAAAAGTTATCATAACGTAGGCCAAGTGCATGAATTTTTCCAAATTTTGCACATAAGTGGACACCCTAAAAGGTATAAGTGCATGAATTTTTCCGAAAATGACACCCGATAGGGTATGAAAATCAATTATAAAAATTGATTATCACTTAAAAAAATAAACAAAACCACATTTTTCAGTTATATAAGTATGAGAGTAGTTATTCCAACATCACTAAGCGAGATAAAATTGTCTCAGTACCAACGATACCAAAAGGTATTAAAGGACAACCTCGACGATGAGACCTTCGTTTGCATTCAAATGGTGGCGATATTTTGCAACCTAACTGTTGCCGATGTAATGAAAATACCTGTTAATGATTTTACTGATATTATTGAGACTCTTGCAAAAGTTTTGGATCAAAAACCGAAGCTCGTTCGCACGTTCAAAATGAATGGCGTTAACTACGGTTTTATTCCGAACTTTGATAAGATTACACTCGGCGAACACGCAACGATTGACACGCTGCTCGGAACTGACGAAAATATACCGCTATTAATGTCGGTACTTTATAGACCTATTAAACGAAAGGCAGGCGAATTTTATGAGATTGAAGAGTACGATGGCGACGAAAGCAAGGCTGATTTTTATAAGGATGTCACAATGGATATTGTGGTTGGCTCGATGCTTTTTTTTTGGACTTTAAACAAGGAATTGTTGAGCAATACCCTATTGCATTTGGAGGCCAAAGCAGCGAGGGAGGGGCTGAATTTGGAGGAAATTTTGGAGAACGCTGGGGTTGGTATCAAAGCTTTGTTCGATTGTCGCGTGAACTTAGAATCCACGTTCGAGATGTGGGAAAAGAGCCTCTTCATGAATCACTCACGCTACTATCATATTTAATCGATGAGTCTTTGGAGGAAGCCAAACAAATTAAAAAACAAATGAAATAATGCGAACATTTTACCAAGCAATAGACTACATAAAAACCACGCTCGAAAGTGCGCCGCTTTTGAATACAATCACTCAAGGCACGGACATAATCGACAACGTAAAAAAAAATATATTCCCACTCGCTCACATCAATGTACTATCGTCAGCCGTTAGTACTGGCGTTGTGACTTTCACTTTTGAGGTGGCGGTGGTTGACATTCGCAATATGTCAAAGGTGCAAATCAAGGACAAATTTTTAGGCAACGACAACGAGCTTGACAACCTAAACACCTGCCACGCGATACTCAATTACATGATCACAAAAATGCAGCTCAGACGAAACGAGAACGACATTGAACTTTTGAACGAGCCAAATTTGCAGCCGATATTTATGGCGTTCACAAATGCGCTCGACGGTTGGAAGTGTGACATTGAGTTAAGCGTTCCAAACGACCAATTCTCAGTTTGCTGCGATGGAAACTAAAATAGTTCAACAGGCCCTCAACGATTTTGGCGCGTCAGTTGTAGAACGAGCGCAAGCCAATTTGAAACGAGGGGGCAAATATGGCACGCACAACGCAAGCGGAAACCTATCAAGGTCGCTCACGTTCAAAACAAAGATAAACCCGAACTCGTTAGAGTTTGATTTCTTTGCTGAGTCTTACTGGAAGCTATTAGATTACGGAACAACAGGAAGCCAATCGAGTAGAAAGGCGCCACAATCGCCTTACAAGGCAAGCGCGTCAACAGGTGCGATTGATAAATGGGTGGTTAGAAAAGGATTGAAAGGCACCCGAAGCGCAAGCGGACAATTTACAAGCCGAAAATCGTTGGTCGCAGCGATAACCCGCTCGATAAATAAAACAGGAACACCCGAGACTAAATTTTTTCGCTCGGCATTTGATTTAGAATACCAAAACTTTGACCAAGTTATAGCCGAAAAATACGGCTTAGACTTAGAATCATTTTTAAAATACGTAGTAAATGAAAATATTAAACGTTAGAAGTCCCTATTTTTTAAGAGTGCGCGAGGTTACTCAAGTCGCTGCACAAATACGGCTATACATTTGGCACAAAGGCGAAACTATGCCAGCGCAACCGACATACTATCTCGAGAAAAAAATACCTTCTCCGACTGATTATGAGATAGTATTTAACATCGCGCCGTTTATAGCCGAGCAAATCAATCCAATTGACGCTGAGATTGAAATTGGCCCGCAAGAGGAAAACGATAACGCTTGGGTTTATGTTTATGCGGAGTCATTTTACCAAATCGAAGACGAGAAAACGTGGAATGCAGACCGCGAGTACAATTTCGTAGGCGTTAGCGGTTTCACTTCCTACATGGGTGGATACAATCAATCAACCGAGACCAAAGTTCACTACTTAACAAACGCCGAAATCAAATACTATTTTGACCAAGACTTAACCTCTGAGGAGCTGCCATATTTTAACGTGTTAATTGACCACGATGGCGAGTCTATTACTCGAGCGAATTGGCAGAATTTAAGAACAACGGGAGTAACATCGCAAATCATTTTAGACGATAGCGATCCCGCAGACATTTATATGTTTAAAATACCCGCTAAAAACTCAGCTATCTCCGACCATAACTTCGGCAATAATGTCTATATCACAACCGAATTGTTTGAGGAGGAGTTGCCAAAGGTTAAAATGATACCTATTTGCGAGGGTAAATACACGCCAGTAATGTGCGAGTTTTTAAACCGATTTGGAGGGTGGCAATTCCTTACGTTTTTCAAAGCGCAGACAAATAGTTTGCAAACTGAAAACTCAACGTTTCATTTATTGCCCGATGCGTTAAACTACAACCCGCAACGCAACCAATTCCAATCGTTCAATTTTAGCGGCAAGCAAAGCGTGACTTTAAATACAGGTTGGGTTGACGAGAACTTTGCAAATGTAATCACGGATTTGATGTTGAGCGAGACAGTTTTACTTGACAATAAACCCGTAAATGTGAAAAGCAAATCGACCAATCTCAAGACTCGAATCAAAGATAAAAACATCAATTATACAATTGATTTCGAGTACTCGTATAACTTAATTAACGACGTGATTTAATGGTTGCATTATACATTTACGACTTTGACGGCCAAGCGGTCAATCGAATTGAGTTATTCAACGATGAAAAAATTTCAATCACATCGTCAATTCAAAATTTCAACGACATCGGTAAGCTTTTTACCGACTATTCTCAGACGTTTACGGTGCCAGCGAGTAAACATAACAACACGATTTTCAAACACTGGTATGAGTCAGCGGTTGGACTTACAAGCGATGAGGATCCGCTCGACGTGGATTTCGCTTTTGATCACAGGATAAAATACTACGGATACATTGAGATTGACTCAATCCCATTTCGAGACGGCAAATTCTTAATGCAAAAGGCCAATAAAAAAAACAATTTTATCGAATCATATACGATTAACTTCGTGGGTAATTTGGTGCAGCTCAAGGACAAATTTAAGGAGGACAAATTGAACGTTCTCGAGGGATACGAGGAGCTTAATTTTGAGTACAATTTAGACGAGGTTGACAACATCACGCGACCAAATATAAAATTCCCTTTGATTGGCTCAACGCGTCGCTTTGAATACGAGACAGGAACTGCGAACGATGTCAGCACAATGGCTGGAGCGATTAACATTCGCGAGCTATTTCCTGCAATTCGAGTGAGTAAAATTTTCGAGTATATTCAAAACACTTACGACTTAAATTTTACAGGCGATTTCCTTACATATACTCAATTCAAAGACTTGTTTTTGTACTGCAAAAACTCGGAGGAGTTTAACTTTTTTAGCGATCCACAAGATCCACCATTCGATAGCAAAGACTCGGGATTTCCCGCATTTGATTTAGCACTTGGACAATGTACAGTTTCATTTGATTTAGATCCAATTGCAATGCGTTTGGAGTCTTGGATAAAAGTCGAGCCAACTGATCCGACAATCAAATACACCATTCAGATATTTGACAACGGCGAACTATACGCCACTTACGAAGATTTGGAAGGCGATAGCGATTTGGGTTACTACTCAAAATATCGCCAACAGGAGAACACCATCAATGGCCAATATGTGACGCGTCGATTTACTTATCAAGTCAGCTCGCAGCTTCCAATGACTTACGATTTATTTATAAATTTAAAACGTAACTTAGGAATGGGCGCACCTGGGACTTTCTTTTACAAGACTGCATTTTCTTACGACAACACTACGTCGGGAGATTTGCAAATCCGTAGATACATTCCCGACTTGACCGTTGAGGCTTTTGTGAGTGCAATAGTTAAGGCATTGAATTTGGTTGTTGTTCCAATCAACGAAAATACATTTTTATTTCAGCCGCTCGAGGCGTTTTATCAAGAGGGTAGAGTTGTAGATTTAACGCAATATATTGAAGCGGAAGACATCGAGATAAACAGGCCAAATCTATTTCGACAAATTTCATTCAAATACGAGAAATCGGACAACGTTTTAAATACGAACTACCGCAATAGAGAGAACAAAGACTATGGCGATTTAATTTTTGACAATCCCAACTCGGCATATACTACAAATTACGAGGTTAAATTGCCGTTTGAAAACATCATGTGGGAGCGAACAACCGACACAAACTTTTTAACGGCTACTTGTTGGAATATAAATTTACAACCTTATGTGCCAAAGCCAGTGCTATTGTATTACAACGGCTCGCAATTTTTAGGTGATCCGATATACTACACCGATGGCACCTCGTTTGACACCAATACCGAATACCCACGATTTAGCAACGAAATAAATTTAGGTGGTAGCGATTTGTCGTATTTGCAAACGCTTAACTGGGGCGATGAGGTATCAACATGGCATTTGAGTAGCGCACCAACAGGACTATTCCAAAAGTATTATGCGAACTCAATTTTTAACATTTACAACCAAAGAACGCGAGTAATAAAAGCAAAGGCGCAGCTCGATACATATTGGCTGACATCGTTAAAATTGAACGACCGAATTGTAGTGTCAAATAAACGCTATTTAATCAACACAATGACAACCGACCTCACAACAGGCCAAGTCGATTTCGAGTTAATTAATGATTTTAGAGATATTCAAGGAGCGGTTGCAAGACGTTACTCAAACATTCAAGGCTTAGAGATTGACAACACGGCCCAAAATATCGAGGTACAATTGTATCGAATCGACTACGACTATTTTAATGTGGTTGCGTCGGGTGGGTTTTTAAGTTATCCGTTGACATCAAACAACGACGCGGACATAATTTTAAAACTGACGATTTCAGCGAACACAACAGGCGTATATAGAGAGGACTCAGTCGCGTTGCAATACTATTTAAATGGAGTAGAAACCGAAGTTAAAATACCAGTTTATCAAAATGCTTAATAATATACTACAAATGCTCCAAATCGCGGAGCAATACGAGAACAACGAGACTATTGCAATTGCAAAAGGCCGTTACGAATACACGCGCAACTATTTACAACTATTTAAAAAGGCAATCAAATGGCAATAGAGAAGGTAATTGATATAAAAGTACAAGGCAACGTTGACCAAGCGGTTGGCTCTTTACGCTCACAACTTAGACAAGCGCAACAAGAGGTCGCAGCGTTGTCCGATAAATTTGGAGCAACTTCAGCTCAAGCCATTGAGGCTGCAAAAAGAGCGGGAGAACTTAAAGACCGAATCGGAGACGCTAAGGCGTTGACTGACGCGTTCAATCCCGACGCTAAATTTAAGGCTTTGACCTCTTCTTTGTCGGGTGTTGCTGCTGGGTTTTCAGCGTATCAAGGTGCGCTCAATTTGGCAGGTGTTGAAAATAAAAACTTAGAGGAATCCCTTTTAAAAGTGCAAAGCGCGATGGCTTTATCGCAAGGATTGCAAGCGTTAGGCGAAAGCCGCGACTCATTCAAACAACTCAAGGCCGTTGCAGTTGACGCGCTTAAAGGAATCAAAGCGGGAATCGGTGCAACGGGTATCGGTTTACTTGTGGTTGCTTTGGGAACTATTGCAGCAAATTGGGAGGATATTGTAAGCGCAGCAAAAGAGGCGTTTCCTGCACTTAATAACGTGGGTAATGTTTTTAACAAATTAAAGGAGTACGCATTTGGGGCTGGTAATGTAATTAAAAACTACATTTTAATGCCGTTCAAAGCGTTGGGCCAATTAATTGCGGGCGATTTTAAAGGCGCAATCGAGGAGATTAAAAAAGGCTTTGATGTCGTTGGAAACTACGAGGCAGGTGCAGCAAAAGAGCGTCAAAACCAAAGAGACGACGCAGCAAAAGAAAGGCTTGAAAAACAAATAAAAGACAATGAAAAACAAATTGAAGTATTAAAAGCCGCAGGTAAAAATACTTATAACATTGAGCTTGAAAATATAAAACGTAAGCAAAAATTATATGCTGACGATAAAGAAAAACTTGATCAAGCGTTGCAAGAGGAACGCGTTTTAAGAGCTGCACATCAAAAACAATTAGACGATAAATCAAAAGCCGATAGATTAAAAAGAGAACAAGAGGAAAAGGAAGCAAGAGAAAAGGCGGCAGCAGAGAAAAAAGCATACGACGAGGAGACTTTAAAAGGTATTCAACAACTTAATCTTTTAACAGTTGAAAATAATTTAGAAAGTCTACAACAACAACAACAAGACACTCTTGACGCTGGCATAGCTGAAATGACTGACTTTTATGCTATAAATGAGGAGAAGCAAAAAGCCGACGAATTAACAGCCGAGCAAACAAAAATAAGAGAACGAGCAGTCGCAAACGCCAAGCTCGATATCGCTCAAAATACTATGGCTTTGATTTCAGAGATTGCAGGCAAAGGCTCCGCAGTAGGTAAAGCGTTAGCGTTGGCGCAAGCTACAATCAGCGGATATCAAGGGGTGCAAAATGCCTATACAACTGCTCAAGCCTCGCCAATTACTTTGACATTTCCTGCATACCCATATATTCAAGCGGGACTTGCGGGAGCCTTCTCTTTATTGCAAATTAAGAAAATTATGTCAACCGATCCAAGCGGATCAAGCGCGCCAAACTTAGGCGGCGGAGCAGGCGGTGGTGGCGGAGCAACTCCCCCATCGTTCAACGTTGTTGGCTCAACAGGTGTCAACCAATTAGCGGGCGCAATAGGCAATCGAGAGGCAGCACCAGTTCAAGCGTATGTGGTTGCAAATAATGTGACAACGGCTCAAAGTTTAGACCGCAATATCATTCAAAGTGCAACACTTGGGGGGTAAAAAGTCAATTTAAAAATTGAAAAAAGGGTTAAGTTTTTCAATCTAAAAATTGAAAACGAAAAAAAGTTTATAACAAACAATTAAAAATCAGTTATTAGGGTATGGACACTTACAAAGTAATGTTTAATGAGGAAGATAACGAGGGCGTTTATGCCGTTTCACTCGTATCCGATCCTGCAATTGGAGTGCAGTTTATCACTTTGTCACAACAAAAAGAGATACAACTTGCAACCATAAACGAGGAGCAGCGTATTTTGTTAGGCGCGGTATTGATACCAAACCAACCAATCTATCGCAATCAAGACGGCCACGAGTTTAACATCGTATTTCCAGCGGAAACGATTAA